CTTCTTATTTTACTAATGGATATGGATTTGGAGGATCATTTGTTGACTCATTAGCAGGTCAATATATAATAAATAGAAATGGTGCTAACTCAATAACCGCGTATAAAAATGGTAGTTTAAGAAGTACTATATCTCCTGCTAATCAAGGTTTGCCAAGTGTTAATATGTTCTTAATGGGAATGAATGAATATTTCCCTGATTTATCATCGTCAAATACTTATTATGGTAAAAGAGAAATAGCATTCGCTACATTAGGTACAGGTTTAAGTAATACTGATGCATCAAATTTATATACAAGAATTCAAGCATTTCAAACAACACTTGGAAGACAAGTTTAATAATTAAATTATGACACAATTACAAATATTAGGAATTATCTATTATGTGTTTGCTTATGCAGCATCACTTGCTATGTATTGTTCAGGCACTTTATATGTTGCTTTAGGTGGTTGTGCTATATTCTTCTTCTTAACATATCAACTTATTCAACAATTTAGCTATCAAGAGGAGGAAGACGAGTTTTGAGACTGCAACTATTCATTTTATTAGCATCAGTAAGAACAAGTTTTCCTAAAATACTTGCGGTTCTTTGGACATTCTTTATGCCTATAAGTGGTTTAATAATGTTAGTAGGATTTTGTATTTGTTTAGATACGATTACTGGACTTTGGAAAGCTCGTAAGTTAAAAGAGAAAATATCAAGCAGAAAACTAAGCGGTATAATTTCTAAAATGATGCTTTATCAAATCACCGTTATACTATTTTTCCTTATAGACAAGTTTATTCTCAATGATATAATGCTGACATTCTTTTCAGTTCCATTAATGCTAACTAAAATAGTATCATTGATTCTAATAAGCATTGAAGTAATGAGCATAAACGAAAATGTAATCGCAGTTAAAGGATTAAACCTTTGGGAAGCAATGCGAGGTTTATTTGCAAGAGCTAAAATAATTAAAACCGATATCGATGGACTCAAAGATTAACGCATTTGTACACTTTATTCGTAAATGGGAAGGTGGTTTAAGTCGTCACACAAGTGATAGTGCGAGTTCGTACCCTTGTCCTACACCATTTGAAGGTAAAAGCGGTTACCATACCAACGCAGGAATAACTTACGCAGCGTGGGTTCATACTTTCGGACACGATAATGATAGCAGATTTCTAACAATGAACTCTGAAGATTGGTTTAAAGTATTCAAGGGATCGTATTGGGATGGCGTAAAAGCTGATAGTATCAATGATGTTACTTTAGCAATCTTTATGACTGAAATAGCGTGGGGAAGTGGTACAAGTCAAGCAATTAAGACAGTGCAAAAGTGTGTTAACCAGTGCGGGATAAAAATAGCAATAGACGAACAAATAGGAATGCATACAATTACCGCAATAAACTCACTTAATGCAAAGGAATTATTAGCAGTTATGTTTGTAGAACGCGAAAGATTCTTTAGAGCAATATCTAAAGGAAAGAATTCAGTATTTCTGAAAGGTTGGTTAAATAGATTAAATGATTTTAAAGCGTGTTTTTATGACATCTAAGAGACTTTTATTACTTTTAAGTATTATCACATTACTTTTTGCTTGTAGTCATTCTAAACGCGCTATATGGCATTATAAAAAAGCAGTCAAAAATGGACTTGAATTAATCCAAAGTTCAGATACAATCCGAATTTCAACTATAGATTCTATTCCTGTTATTGTAGATAACAAAATTTATTGGGAAAAGATAGTAACGCATAAAGATACTATTATAAAATACTCAAATATTTACATTCCAAAGACTAGATGGCAAACTAAAATTGAATACAGGTACAAAACAAAAGTACTAAAACAAGATGTACTTAAATACAAGTATATATATAAGGATAAGAAGCAAGAGAAGGCCAAAACTAATTGGAAGTTGTTCTTTTATGGCTTAATAATAGGCTTTGTTTTAAACTTTGTTTTACGAATGCTCGATAAAATATACAACCCATTCAAAAAATAGTTTACATTTACCAAAAAAATATAAGCTATGGGAAATTTTAGACCGCGTATTTCACGCGAAGAATTCGATGTTGTTACGCAATACCGAGCAATCAAGAATGCTACTGATGCAGCAGATATTAACGATGAAGATGTTAAGCACGGTTGGCTTAAAACCAAAAGTGCAAGTTTATTCTTTAGGAATCCTAATTTTAAAAACGAACAGGAAGCTAAATTACATTCTATAAAGGAATCTATATTAGACGAGCTTCGTGATTACGCACCGAAATATCCAACCATAACACGAACACCAAGTAAAGAAGGTCACTTATTAGTAATAGATCCTGCAGATATTCATATTGGTAAACTTTGTGAATCATTCGAAGTAGGTGAAGACTATAACACTCAGATAGCCGTTAAAAGAGTTAGAGAAGGCGTACAAGGACTTTTAGACAAGTCTTCAGGTGTTTGTATAGATAAGATTTTATTCATCGGTGGTAACGATATTCTACACATTGATAATCCTAAACGAACAACTACCAGTGGAACACCTCAAGACACGGATGGAATGTGGTATTCTAATTTTTTAACTGCAAAAAAACTATATGTTGAAATTCTTGAAACTTTATTATCAGTTGCTGATGTACACTTTACATTCAATCCTTCGAACCACGATTATACAAGTGGCTTTTTTCTTGCTGATGTTATTCAAACTTGGTTTAAAGATTGTCCTAATATTACTTTTGACTGCTCAATTGCTCACAGGAAAGGGTTTTTATATGGAAAGAACTTAATAGGAACAACACACGGAGACGGTGCTAAATTAGCAGATTTACCTTTACTAATGGCGCACGAATTCCCAAAGGAATGGAGCGAGTCAAAGCATCGTTATGTTTATACGCACCATATTCACCATAAAACTTCTAAAGACTATATAGGAGTTACAGTTGAATCTTTACGATCACCTTCAGGTAGTGATTCTTGGCATCATCGCAATGGCTATCTTTCAATCAAGGCTGTAGAAGCATTTATACACCACAAAGAACACGGACAAATCGCACGGCTTACACATATTTTTTGACACTCTCATAGCGTGAGTAATAGGAGACCTCGGTAGGCATTAGCTTATCGGGGTTTTTTTGTATTGTTTTTTACACATTTTACTTGACATTTTGCGTGATCCCCCTCGCTAAAATAAACGCTTATCTTCACTTATATATTAAGAACTATGAAATTTTTGTCGCAAATATCTTCTAAAAATGCGACACTTTTGTCACAAATGTTAAACAAACAAGTGACAATAAATTAGCTTTACTGTACATTGTTAGAATTTTACATCATAAACGGCATATAACCGATTTAATGTATAGAATAATGCACAATCAATTAGCAAAAACTAATCAATAATGCGACATAGAAGTAACAAAAAGCCTACAATTTGTAAACTACATTATACATTATATGTAAAATCTATATAATTTGAATAGTTTATTATGGTTTATAGGGAATGCACTCGCCAATTATTATATATTTTAAGGGAGTAGCATTAAAAACTTGGTAAAATTCATTCAAACTTAAGGGTATAACCCTAATTCCTGTACGAAATTAAGTACAATTCACCCTAATTAAGTGCTTTTCTTATTTAGAATGAATATAAATTACACCTATTTTTTTACTGAAACCATTGATTTTACTACAATCCTTATTTAGAATGATTATAAATTACATAAATGTTATCTACATATGTTGAAAAGAACTACCTTTGAATATCTCAAAACGGGAAAACAATTAACTTTTTAATTTAAACGCTATGAAAAAACTAATCGACCACTTTACACCAACCAACGAAGATGATGCCTATTTAGGCAAAGGAATGCTTATTATGATAGGCGGATTATTAATTATTATTTATTTAGCAGCAATATGAAAAACTTAAGAGAAAGACACGAAGCTTGTATCATAACCATTGACTTAATTATAGAAGGTCAAAGAACTTTAGATGAGATGATTTGGAGTAACGGTAGAAACAATGAGCAAGGTTTAACACCTTACCATACTGAAGAAAATATACAGGCAGAAATTAGAGCCATTAATAGACTTAAGGCACGATATACATTATTAACAGCTAAACTTTAAAAGATGAACTATAAAGAATATGATTTTACAACTGATCGCAAGTGCGAAGTTGAATATTACAGCGAAGATGGCGGAATCCAATTTATAGTAAATTTTAACTGGACTTTCGGAGCTTGGAGTTACGAAGGTGACCTTGAAGTAGAAGTTGAACTGCAAGATAGCCTACAGGTAATCAATGGAGTTAAGCACTATTACTACCCAAGTGTAAGTCAAGTAAACGAAATGGTGGAATTTATACAAGAGCACATTTTAGAAGACCCTAATGATTTTGGCTTTGAGGGGTTCATAGAAGATGAGCGTGATTTTCAAACGGATAATAACGAATATTAAGATGGAAAATATATTTATACCTACAAGCTTCAGCATTAAACGAAAGATGATGTGGTGGATAAACCAATCTTCACACGAGGATAAAGGCGGAAGCTTTGACTTAGATTTATACATTGCTTATTTAGAAGCACAAGACGATTATTTAAACCCTAAAAAACAAGACAATGACAAACAAAACTGAAGAACGCAGAGAATTTAACAACGAAGCAATTACGCAACAATGGCTATTTGCAGATATGAACGGCAACCTAACACTTAAACAATACCTTAACTTTAGAGAGTGGTATATAAACAGATGCAAAGAGCTATTTGCTTATAACAAAAATACGATTATGAGGCACTTTGATAGTTTCTTTTTGGTTTATGGTTTTGACATTTTACAACAGCAAACTAACGGAGATGAAATCATTTAGATTAACATACGAAATAGGAGGTAATGCGGTTGAAACCTATTACTTTATTTGTAGAAACATAGCAGTATGGAAGCAAAGACAACTTCAAAACGATGGAAACCATTATTCAGGTACTTTTAAAATTATAACAGTATGAACCAACACAGGATGTTAAGAGTAATCAAGCTAATTGAATTCTTAAAGATTAAACCAAGACCAATAAATGCAATGTCAAGATATTTAGATATAAGTGAGAGATCTATTTATAGATATTTGAAGATGTACGAGCAGTTAGGTTACCAGGTGAACAAAGATAAATACAATAAATATTTTTTAAAATGAGCAGAATAGAAGAAATAAAAGCAATAATTTCAGCAGAAGAATTGAACTTGCCTAATAGACAACGAGAAAAGGTTTACAGAAGATTCTACTTAGCTAACTTATTGCGAATAGAAGGATTAATACTTAAAGAAATAGGAGCTTTATTAGATAAAAATCACGCTACAATAATACACTACATAGAAAGCCATAAGTACTGGACAAGAATAAAAGACAGGCAGTATTTAAACTACACTATTGACCTAATGGAAATCTATCCAATAAGACCAAGCTTAAAGAAAGCAATTTTAAAAGTAAATTCGCTCAGACAATTAGACAATTTAAAAAAGAAGATTGATGATTTCGTATAAAAAGTTATTAACAGATGCAACTTCGTATTAATTAAATGCGTATATTAGCAGACGGTTCTCATCCAACATTATAAGAACTAAAAGAAATTATTGCCCTTTTTAAGGAAACCGAGGTTGGATG